CTAGGTCCTGACGTATACCACTCGTAAGTCCGTTCCAAAGCTTGAGCATTCATTGCATCTTGTTCAGTGTGTGGGTCATCAATAATCAAAAGGTCCGCACCTCTTCCAGTTATCGCTGACCCCACACCCGCTGCATAGTACTCACCTCCTTGGGCGGTTTCCCACTTACCAGCGGCCTGTGAGTCTTCCTTGAGTCTTGTTTTAAATACTTCTTGATACTCAGGAGAATCAATCAGAGCCTTAGCTTTACGACCAAACCGCACCGATAATTCAGTCGTGTTAGTGGATTGTATAATTTTTAGTTTTGGATTTCTTCCTACCATCCATGCAGGTAGTAAGTATGATGCAAATTCTGATTTGGTATGTCTTGGTGCCATATTGATAATGACACGTTTTACTTTTCCATTTGCAATATCATTAAATTTTTTTGCCACTCGTTTGTGATG